TCAGAACAAGCCGGCTGGTTCCACTTGGCGGTCCCAGTTGTAGATCACCAGCTCTCCACGCTCGACCCTGTTTGCACCGCCGCCCACGGTGTAGTCCAGCTTGAGCGACTCCATGTCGAAGCCTGCGAAACACTCGCGGATGGCCGGGTGATCGTTGATGCTCACTACAGCCTTGCCCTTGATCGCCCTGAGCTTCGCAGCCATGGCCACGTACTGCGCCCAGGGGAATGGGACGCCGTAGCCTTCGGTCTCCCAATAAGGCGGGTCGAGATAGAACAGCGTGTGGGCTCGGTCGTAGCGATCGATGCATGCGGCCCAGTCGAGCTGCTCGATGTAAACGCCACTCGCCAGGCGCAAATGCGCGGCCGAGAGGTTCTCCTCGATACGCAACAGATTGATCGCCGGTGCTGTGGTCGCCGTGCCCCAGGTCTGTCCGGCTACCTTGCCGCCGAAGGACTGCTGTTGAAGGTAGAAGAAGCGCGCCGCGCGCTGCACGTCGGTCAACGTCTCAGGGCGGGTTTCCTGTAGCCACTTGAACACCAACCTGCTCGTCAGCGCCCATTTGAACTGGCGCACGAATTCTTCCAGATGATGGGTGACGACCCGGTACAGATTGACCAGGTCGCCATTGACATCGTTGAGTACCTCGACGGGCGCGGGGTTGCGCGCGAAGAACACCGCCGCACCGCCGGCGAACACCTCGCAGTAGCACTCGTGGGACGGAAACCTGCTGAGCAGCAGGTCCACCAGGCGGCGTTTGCCGCCGATCCACGGGACGATTGGATTTGCCATTATTGCAAGCCTCTTTTCTGTGGTGAAACATCTGTTAGGCTTCACCCGCTCTCGCGAGAGTGGCGGGTCTTCGCCTGGCTTGCAGCTCATACCTGCAGGTTAGGGTCCTGGCTTGGTGTTCCCGCACCTTGCCAGGTCGCCCGTTTTTTTAGATCACGTCCACAAACACGGGTAGATTGGGAGCCGGCCCCTGGATCACCCCGTCTTGCACGAACACCTTGCCGCCCACCGTGGCCTCGCCACGCGCGCGGATCTGGCCCGCGCCGGGCAGATTGATCGTGGCCACGCCATCCGCATAGGCCACTACCTCCCCGATCTGCACCCGGCCAGGTGCGAGCAGTTCCTTGAGTTGCTGGTACAGGTTAGGCATGGCTGTCGATCTCCAGCGACTGGGTGAGCACCGGGAACTGCTGGTTGATGGCTGTCGAGCGAACGATGCCGATGCGCTGCGTAGACGCGTCGTCCACATAGCGCAGCACTGTCCCTGGCTTGATCACGCCCGTGGCGGGCAGCACGGGTAGCGTCATCTTGTGTTTAAGCATGCGCCCTGACTCGGCGAGCTCGGCTGTGGCACGCTGTTTTGCGGCAACGATCTCTGTAATCAATGGATGCACGGCCATAGGCTGCTTGAGCATCGTGCCCGGCAGCCCATTGCGCGTGAGGTCGGCTTGAATGCCCCCAGCCTCGCCCGCAACAAAAATCCTGTCGTAGCCCGGCAGATCGACGACCTCTGTGTCGCCTACCTCGGCGATCCCCTCGGGTAGTTCAACGCCTGGCACCAGCGTGTCCCATCGCCACCACGGCTCAGGCCAGGCGGGAAGCACGCGCAGGATTGGCGCTGTGTCGTGCGGCTGTAAGTAGGCTCCAACACTGCCAGCAATGTCTTTCAATGCGCTTATCCACGTGCCCTGGTGCATCCAGATACCCCCTGGCACTAGCCAGTCGGTGATCTGCCAGTCGACAGTCCAGCCGAAGCCCACTCCATTGACTGTCAGCACTTCAGCCATCAGCTGCTGCGCCGTGCGATCCTGCGTTTGGCTGAACGTCTGTACCTGAGCATGTGGTGCGTCCAGCACGGCTGCGAGGCCACGGCCAGAGGCCGTCACCATATTGCCAGGGAAACGCTTGCTGCGGCCGATGCGCTCGGCCTGTAAGCGAAATGGTTGCCCATTAACGCGCACTTCCAACTCCACGGGCTGACCACCGGGGCCAGGCGCGATCGCATCACGAGCCGACGCATGAAAGCTAGCGGAGAAAGTCCAGGTCCAGCTCTGCCGATCAAGCTGCATCTGAAAGGTCTCTGACGGAAGCGGGTCGCCTGCAAGATCATCGGCACGGCGAATTTCAATGGAGTTGATCACGATGTAGGTCCTGCGAGGCGGCACCACGATGCCTGCTGGTGGCGGGAGAGAACCGCCGCGTTCACACACAAAGAGCAGGCCCAATGGCAGCGCAGCGTCTGCTGCGAGGTCAAACACCAGCTCTGCCGGCAGTTTTGGCACATAGCACGGGTCTGGCGCGGGCGGTTGGGTGCCTGGCGTGACGCCCGGCAGCGGCTTTTGAGCCTGCTGGTACTGGGCGCGACGCACCACGCCGAGGTGATCGGCGATACCGAAGCGCTGTGCGATGGCAGCAGCAAGAGGTACGGCGCGCTGGTACTGCTGGCGCACCAGGCGGCGCAGGCTCTCGGCGTCTTCAAAGCGCTGCTGCACTGGGGTCGCGGCCAAGCTGCGGGCATGCTGGTATTGATGGCGGCGCAAGTGCTGGATGCGTGCCGCGTCCTCGAAGCGCTGGCGTACCGGCGCGGCGTCCAGCCGCAGGGCTTGCTGGTATTGCAGGCGCGTGGCGCGCTGCACGGGGTCTGTGGCCTGCCACTGAGCGCGCAGGGCTGCGCCGATCTGCACGGATTGCTGCCACTGCGCGCGCAGTGCCGCGCCGATGGCCCGCGATTGCTCAAAGCGCACCTGTGTGCCGGCGCGCAGCGGGGCGGCGGGCTGCCACGCATCTCGCCCGGTACGAGCAAGGGGGCGAGAGACGTTGATGTCGTGGTGCGCCGTGATGTGGCCGCGCAGGCCGGTGATGCTGCCCGCCGCATGCGCCAGCGCAAAAGTGCGCGCCGTGATGTGGCCGTGCAGGCCGGTGATGCTGCCGGCGATGTGCAGCACAGCCGTGCCGGCGGGTGCCCCCGAGTCGTCGCCGAAGACGATCTCGACAGGGCTGCCAGACCCGAGGGGGCTCTGGCTGAATTCGAGGTCGGTCGCGGCCACACAATGGTCCTCACGTCAAAGCGGTGGTGCCCAGTTGCACCAGGCCGCCGGCGTAGAACATCGGCGAGGTCTCGCCCGCTGGCGTCTGCGCACCCTCCACGCGAATGTCACCTCCGTTGTCCATGTCGGTCACGGTGCCGTCCAGCAGCACCGCACCGGTGGCGCTGACCCACTCGCCCCAGCGCGGCAGGCCTGCGGCCATCACCAGTGTGCCGGCGGCGTCCAGCGGGTACAGCACCAGCACGCCGCCGACGATGGCGCCGCAGGGCTTGGCCAGCACCACGTCCGCTTGGGGCGTGTCGCTGTGGCTGCCAAGCGTGTCCGGGCGGGCCGTGGTGTATAGGCGCACGCGAGCGTTGCCCGCGCCGGTGTCTGCCAGCGTGAGCGTGGCCTGCAGCTGCGCTTGCGAGAGCGCCGAACCGATGCGCCACGTCATGCCGTCACCTCGGGCACAAGCCGGTTGGCGGCCACTGGGCGGTAGGCGCCCGCGGCGTCTTCGGCAAGTGTCAGAAATTCCTGCTCCGTGTCGATGCCCTCGAAGGCGAAGGCACCGGTAACGGGATCGCTCCATGTCTCACGCACGAGCTGCTTGCTGCGTTGATGCAGCAGCACTACGCGGGCCTTCGTCGGCAGGTTGCTCGGCGTGGCTTTGGTTTTGGTGGTGCCCCAGATGCGACCGGCGCCACCGAACTCGACATCTCTGGCGACCCGAGTCCCGAACACGGATTGCAACTGGAACGCGCCAACCGGCGCCTGCACAACGCGCCGCAGCCCTCGCTCGAATGCGCGCACCGGAAGCGCTTCCGTGCCGGCCATCGCAAGGTAGTAGCCGCGCACGCTGTGCAGCAGCACCTTGCATGAACGTAAAAACAACCCCGGCTTCAATGCGGTGGTTGCGGCAGTGTGGCCGTGGTTGAGCACCAGCTCATTGCCCGCTACGGCGAACACGTAATTCCTGGCCAACCCATCCGGGGCCGGCGCGCTGGAGAAGGCCCACTGCGTGCGCCCTGAACTGGGGTTGCTGGCAGGCATGGCCCCACTGGCCAGGGGAGGACTCACAAGCGCGAGATCCGTGGCGCTGGCGGATCGATACGAAACCGCTGCAGTCCCTCCCACGGACAGTATGTTTTGCAGCAGCTGCGGCCCGCCGGACAAGACGAGACCGATCATGGGATTGTTGTTGTATGTCGGCACGACGATCTCAAGATCGAACTCAAGCCGCAGGCCGATCTGCGGGCCTGCTAAGTTGAACATCCATGCCGTGTTGTAGCCCGTGGCGTCCAGGCTGACCGCTCCTTTGGCCGCATCGTGCGCGACAGCCAGCGCGCCTGAATCCGTGAGCACAGACGCGAATCCTGGGGGGATGCCCGCATCGAACGACTCGAACCAGTTTTCGACCCACATGTCCGTCACCGTCACGGTCATGGACCGAGGGCCGGGCCAGACGATCTGGCGGTTGATCACGAGCACCGTGTTCCACACTGCAGCGTCAGAAGACGATTGCAGCAGCAGCCCTGCGGGGAAGGTGTCAACGACATCGCTAGAGCCGAGGCGCAGGCCTGTCACATCGGCGGGCGCGCCCGCAAAGTCCCACACGAGCGCAAACCCCGGCGACTGGACTGCCGCGGCGGGAAAACGGCACGTGGTGGTCGTTACGCCATCCTGCAGGGCATCGATCTGCCCGGCCGTGGGGGCAATGGATGCACTGAGCACAGCCACCGTATCCAGACGGCCCGCGGCGCCGTATAGGTGCAGCCCGCTCAGCTCCAGGTCTCCACCGCCGCGCACCGCGATCCCGACGATGCGCCAATATCGCGCTACAGCCATGCGCTACCTCCAGGGGCCGGTCAGATCCACAAACACGCAACCCGCATTCGCAATGGCCGCTCCAGGTGGCCCGCAACGCAGGGCCATCAATGTCTTGCCCGCGAACTCACCAGATCCCGCCACCAGATCGCCGGTCACGAACGCCTCCCCGACGACGTGCGGCGTGTGATAGATGCCGGGGATGCGGCCGCGAAAGCCCGTGGAACCGATAAGCAGATCAAGCCGAGAGACGCGCAGGCTGTTGTCCGCGGGGTTGGGGTACGGAATCCCCTGATTGCTGTAGCCCGCGAGGCCTGAATAAGCCGCTGCCGCGGCATACGCAGACGACTTGCGCGCGGCCTGCGAGCCGCCCACGCCGGTGTATGCCCTGGGCACGTAGACACTGGCCGCTGCGGCCGCGTTGGCGTATCCAAGGCAGGCACCCACCGCTGTGCTGGATGTCGTGACGTCCGCCGCGAGCGCGCCGCCGGGCAGGTAGCAGCCATAGGCATCACCGGACTTGTCCGAAATGAAGTCGCCGAACCCAAAAAACACGCCGTGGCCAATCTGTGCGCCGCTCGGAGCCACCCACAGCGCGAAGGCGCGTTCATCGGCGAACATACGCCACGGCCTGGCAGCGCTGGATGCCGCATCGCTCTTGGGCCAAAAAACGCCTCCAGACTGCTGCACGGCGGACGGATAGGCCCCGACTCCAGAGCTGATGCCGTCCATGCTTTCATAGCCCACCAGGCGCGCTGTCGTGGTGCCAGTGTCATCCACACGCAGCACGCAGCCCGTGGCCTCGGGCGCAGATGGCTTCATGGCGATCACGTTGGTGAGCGCGCCGGCGAACAGCTCCAGCCAGCCCGGTGCGGCGGCCTTGCTGCTGATGGTGCCGGTGGCCGAACCATCGGGAACGCCCGGCGCCGGGAAAGTGATGCTGCTACCCGTGGTGGTGGTGACGATCTTCTTGCCGTTGAGCTCTGCCGGCGTGGCGCCGGAGATTTCTGCCACGCGGCCTGGTGCAAAGGGATGCGCGCCCGCGTAGGTGGCCGTGGCCACGCCAGCGGAGACGGTGAGCGTGGCCACGGCACCCGCGCCGAAGCCATCCACCAGGCAGGCCTTGAGCAGTGCACGCAGCGCTCCCGCGGTGCCGGAGAGGACCGGCGCGCCGGTCTGACTGGAGTCAAAGTTGTAGATCATGCAGGTGGTCCTCAGATGACGGGGGCGACAGGGGCGCGGTCCACATCGCCGCGCAGGGTGATGTCAAACGCATAGTCGGTGCCGATGGGCGCGGGGCCCGGCTGCACCGCGCGGATGGCGGCGAAGGGGTAGTAGGTGCCCACGGTGTGCACGAAAAGCACATTGCCTGCGGCCCAGCCGTTGCCCCAGCCGGCCGGCGCCAGCGTGAAGTACGGCGCATTGCTCACGGGGTTGATGGGCGCAATGGCCGCGTTGCGCGAGAACGTGCCCAGGTTGCCCACGTGCTCGCCGATCACCTCCACGTCGGTACCGCCGGTGAGCACGCGCAGGGCGAAGCGCTCGGTCATCGTGCCCTCGTTGGTCACGCCCACCGGGTATGCGCCGTCGTTGTAGGTGGCGGATGCCGGGCTGCCGATAGCGCCGTCGGACCAGGTGACGCCGTCCCAGCTCTGCTGGTCAAACACCGGCAGCGCGCGGGCGGCCAGGTTGCCGGTCATGATCGCGCTGGAGACGACAGAGCCCGGCGGGAAGTCATGCGACAGCTGGCCGGTGAGCTGCAGACGGCCGTCGATTTGCACGTCAGACAAGCGCAGCATCTGCTCGATGCGGTGCTTGACGGTGACGGGCTGCACCCAGCCGGTGGTGTCCACCACACTGATCAGGCCCGCGTCCAGGTCCACGGTGTAGCCGCCAGTGATGAGCTGGCCCAGCGCGTTGACCAGGTACACGCGTGACAGGCGCGTGCGCCCGGTGTTGATGCTGGCGCCGTTGGCATAGTTGGCGGCGGCCACCACGCCCGTGTGCCCGATGACGACATAGCTGCCCACGCGGAACACGGGCACACGCCCATCGGGCGGCAGGCGTACCGGGTCCAGGCCCAGGATGTCCGCGTCCAGCGGCAGATAGAAGAATGCCACGCTGTTGTAGCGCAGCGTCGTGGGGTCCACGGGCCAGGGGCGCCAGATCTTGCCCACTTCCACTGCGCCAACGTCGGCGGCGTCGTACCACCACTCGGCCTTCTCTGCCGCGGTCAGCGCGCTGTCCAGCACATAGTCGCCGAACTGCAGCTCGCCCACGCCGTGCTCGAAGTCCATGCGCCCGCGCATGTGCGTGCCGGTGAAGTTTCCCGCGTTGTCGGCGACGGCAGTCAGGGCCGCACCGGCAAGGTCCACAAGCAGCAGTGTGATGCCGCCCGGCTTGATCGGCGATGACTGCGTGCGAAAGAACACGCTGGCCGTGCTCCAGGGCGCGTGGCGGGTCCACAGGCTGGTGAGCGTGAAGGCCGTGGGCGAGCCGCTGACCACGTAGTCGCTGAGCAGCGCCAGGCCCGCGGCGTAATCCACCGTGCCACTGGCGATGCCTGGGCTGCTGGCGGTGCGGCCGCGGTAGAGCGTGCCCTCGAAGTCCTGATAGTCCACACCCATCCACGTGAACGCGACACTGCCCGGCACGATGCGGTGCTGGGTGTAGGGACACAGGTCGATGGTGACGTCGGGCGGGGTATAGGTCTCGACGACATGCACCGGCGTACTGGTGCCGACCTTGTAGCGCGCGACGACGCTGGTGCCGGCCAGCATGGACTCACCCATGGTGGTGGTGCTGTAGTCGCCGCCGCGCGATGTGGCACCACCGCTGCTGGGCTGGCCGCTGGTGGTGGCCTCGAACTCCGATGCGTTGACGTAGTCGCTCTTGTAGCTTGTCACGCTGCGCCCAGCGGTAACCATGCGCAGGCTGATCTGCTTGCCGGTGTAGTTGACCGTGCCCATCCCGCCGATGAAAGCACCCACGCCGTCGTCGGATACCGTGTGCAGGGTGATGAGCTTGTTGGCTTCCTCCTGTGAGCTGGTGCGGTTGTAGACGCTGCTGCTGCTGTCGCTGCGCTGCGACGTGTAGGTGACGCTGGCCCAGGAACCATTGATCGGCTTCACGATGGGAGCGCCCACCGCGCTGAGGTGGGTAGCCCACTCGGTGGAGTAAATGCGCGAGCTGATGACTTTGCTGTCGGCGCTCTTGTTGGAGCTTTCGCTGTTCAGGTGGCCGCCCGAGGACGTAGTGACCTCCTGCACGGTGGCCCAGCTGATGTCCAGCGTGCCCGCCACGGGCTGCTGGGCCAGGGTGAGCAAACCGAATCCGCCGGCATCCAGCGCCGGCACCGACAGGATCTCGGTCTGCTGCGTGCTGGTGTCGTACGCAAGCGAGAACTGCCCACCGGCGTCGATCATGTGCTTGGGCCGCAGATACACGGTGCCGCTGGGCGCGTCCACTTCGCCGTCGGCGTCGCCGGTGAACTTGCCCCCGGCAGTGGCCGTCGCAGTGCGCAGCACGCCGCCGCTGGTCCAGGTGATGACCAGCGTGCCGCGCTCGTAGCCCATTTGCTGCAGGCTGAACGAGTACTCGGGCGCGCGCACCTGAGCGCCCTGGCCGGTGCGGTCGGTGTATCCAACCTTCTCGGCCCACTGGATGATGATGGAGCTGCCGTCATCCGGCAGGGCCTGCAGCGTCATGTCCAGGCTGCCCGTGGTGTAGATCACGCGCCCCGAGCCGTAGCCGGACAGCACGCCCTGGCCGTCATCGCTGAGCGTGTACCAGTTGCCCAGCGCCCGGTAGCTGATGGTGACGCTGCCGGCATCAGGCAGCGGGCGCAGCATGGCGACGAAGGAGAACCCCCGGTTGCTCTGCCCGATCTTGATGCGCTGGGTATGGGCGGCCACGGGCACCTCGATGCGGCGCGGAGACTCGGCCAGCACCACGGTGCGCGTGGCGGCGGGGTACTGGTCCAGGGCCGTCACTTCGGTCCGGCTGTTGGGCACGATCTGGCTGTAGATGCTGGCCACGCGCAGCTGGGTGTCGCCCAGGCTGGCCGCGGCGGTAAGCGTGCTGGCGCCGTAGTAAACGGCGGCGTCGGCGACGGTGGTGTCGCGCACGATCGTCTTGCCAGAGCCCACAGAAAAGTCGCGCGCCGGGCTGCTGCCCGGGAATGCGTAGCGCAGCGTGTCGGACAGGTCCACCTTGGTCACGCTGCCCTGGTAGTCCACATAGGTGCCGTTGACCAGGTAGGTGAATGTGCGCGCCTCGGTGCTGGTGCCGGTGACGCGCACGAACTGGATGCGCTCGTTCACCGTGCCGGCCTGGTAGGCCAACACCAGGGTGCGGTTGATGTCCGGCGCGGGGGTGCCCGGCCGGTGAAACAGCTGCAGGCTGCGCATGCCGATCACGTGGTCTTCCAACAGCACGGCGGACCAGGGCACGCCCTCGATCAGGTAGCTGGCGATGGCAGCGGCGATCTCGCTGCGGCGTGCGAACAGGCCGCACTTGGCCAGTGTGACCGACACGCTGGCGTCGGTAGGCAGCGCTGACAGGATCACGCTGGGCCCCATGAGCGTTTCAGTGTTGGGCGTGAGCACCCCCATGTGCAGCTGGCGGATGGAGACGTTGCCGCCGGCGCGGTCGGCCTCGGTCACGTCGGTGAATACCGCGTTGGAGCCGCCGTAGGGAATTTCGGTGCCCGTGGGGCCGCGACCGCCGTCGGGCACGTCGGCCATGACGCGCGAGGCGAGCAGCTTGAGGTCTTGTTCGAGGATGGTCATGGGGCTCTACACCTCAATGAATTTGAAGAAGGGGACGTATTGCAGGTCGGCGGTGTGCTCGCCGTCGACGAGGCGCCAGATGGGAGCGGCCTGAAATTCCGTAAACATCACGATGTGCGGCACGCCGCGCAGCACCAGGTCAAACGTGGCGCCAGGGATGGCGGCCCAGGCCTGCAACTGGTTGCACAGCGCCCGCGTAATCCAGGCGCTGCTATCGCGGCCATCCAGGGTGATAGGTCGCCCGGCCAGCCGCTTTCCAACGTGCACGTGCAGCGCGCCATTGGTGCCTGTGCGCGTCTCCGTGACAACTGGCGACCAGGCGTACTCATCGGTCCAGATGAGGCGGTCAGATAGCGTTGCGGTAGCACCGGAATAGGTCAGCGTGATCATTGAGCGACCCCCTTACCTTCCGCCAGTGCGCGGATCAGCGTCTCCCCGTCAAGCTGGCTTTGCCGATCGGCGAACTCCAAGCTCTTGCGCTGGCCATTGATCGTGATATTGGAGACATAGCTGGCGCCCGAGCGGCTGCTGCTGGAACCCGTGGATGTGGGCGCAGGGGTTGCAAACGACGGCTTGGCGTTGTTCCTCTGCTCGTACTCCAGCATCTGCGCGGCCTGCTGCTTACCTGAGGTGTCGTACTTGTAGTACTCGGCCATCTTGCCCAGCGCCCCTGCGAGCGTGGAGTACTTACCGCCCCACTGGATCTGCGCGGCACTGGCTTCATAGTTCACGCCACCCTGATCATTAAGGAACTGCTGCGAGAGACGCGCTGCGAGCAGTTCGTCTAGCCCGGCCTGCTTGAGGTAGTCAATGATGGAAGTCCGGGTCCAAGCGAATTGCTGTTGCACGTTGCCTTGTGCATCTGACGTAAACCCGTCTTTGTTGCGGAACCCCGCACCGACGCGGTCGACACCGTCGGCCAGGCGCTCGAGGGTACCTACTTGCTTGACAAGGGAGCCCGTCGCGTCTTCGACCTTTTGCTTCAGGCTCCCCTGGGCATCGCCCAGCTGGCGCAAGCGGCTGGCTGTTTCCTGGGCGATCTGACCCTCAACGCGCTTGACTTCCGCGGCTTTGATGGCCGCCTCGATCTCCAGCTTCTTCACGCCGTTGTATTCGCCGCTGGCGATCAGCTCGGCCTTCTTGGCCTGGGCGGTCGCAATGGCGGCGTCGGCCTCAGCGCGCTTGGCCTGGGCTGACAGCTCAAGAAGCTGGATCTCCAGGCGGCGAATGTTCTCTTGTGCGCGCATCGCGCCGGTCTCATCGCCACGGGCGCGCGCCACTTCAAGGATCGTGCGTTGCTGCTCTATCGCCAACTGCACGCCTGCTGCCTGCACGTCCAGATCGGCGCGCTGGGCTCGCGCACGTGCGTCGATAGCCTTGAGTTGGTCCTGCACTGCGTCGCGGTACAGCAGCGCGGCCTTGCCGGCCTCGAGCTCGGCCTTGGTGACATCTTCAGTGGTGGCTTTGCCTGCAGCTTTGGCAGCTCGTACCTCTTCCATCTTTGCCTTGGCCTGCTCATAGGCGGCACGCAGTTCGTGCACGCGAGCGCTGTTGTCGCGCTGCGCCTCGGCTTCGGCCTGCGCCGCCACGGCCGACGCTTGTGCGGCACGCGCCTGGGCCATGGCTGCGCCAGCGTCGGCCTCCCGTAGGGCGATCTGCTGGTTCAGATCGTCCAGTTGCTTTTTCTTCTCGGGATTGCTGCGCAGCAGTTCCTCCCCGACCGCCATCAGTGCATCGCGCTCCGCCTTGAGTACGTTCACTTCTGTCTGGCGCTGCAGGGCGACGTTGGCCAGTTGCTGTGCCTGGGTGGCTGCAGCAGCCGCCTGGGCGGCACGCTGCTCGGTCTCGGTGCCCAGTGCCTGGGCCATCGTGACAGCCGCGGCACTTTCTGCGTTCTTCAGCGTGGCGACCTTATCGACCAGGGCTGCTTGGGACTCCAGCTCTTTGTGAACCAAAGCGTAGCTGGTGCGCAAGCCCTCCCACTGCACACTCGCGTTCTGCGCGGCCGCACCCGCTGATGCGGTTTTCTGGCCAACCTCCTGTTGCTTGTCGCCAGCGCGGCCTGCCGATGCAAAAAGGTCTGCATAGCTGTCGTCGATTTCCTGGAGCTTCTTGCTCAGGCGCTCCTGCGCAGCTTCGATGGTGTCATCGGTGAACGCCGCCTTGGTCATCTCCCAACCGGATTGCGCGATCGCCGCAGCCTTGGTGAGACCGGCAGCCAGCGCAATGCCGGCTTGCTCGACCACCTCGAACTCGGAGCGTAGGAACGTGCCGATCTCCCATCCCACCCACGCCGCACCAGCCAGCTTGCCAGCCGTCGCGAGGCCGGCGGCCATCTTTGCGCCAGCGGCCGTAGTCGAGGCCATCAGGGCAGTGGTCTCGGCCGCCGCGATCGAAAGCTGCGCCGTGTAGGCCTTGAGCGCACCGAGCGCTCGCACACCCCAAACGGCCACCATCACATCGCCCGCCACTATCGCCGCAGACACTACGGTGTCCAGGTTGTTGGACAGCGTGTCAATCAACGCCACGATCTTCTGGGTGCTCTGCGTGGCGCGGTTCGCCTCGCCAATGTAGGCGCTCCACGTGTTGTGCAGACGCGTCATGGCGTCGTTCACGGTGGTCACCATGCCTGCGGTGGCAGACTTGTTCACCTCCATCGTCTGCCGCAGGCCCTCGTTCAGATCGGTGACTGTCAGCTGCCCCGTAACGCCCAAGTTGCGAATCTCCGCAGCTGTCTTGCCTGTGGACGTTGCGATGGCATCGACGATGGTTGGCGTGGCGGCCATGATGGACTGCCAGCTATCCGCCTCCACCTTCCCGGATTGGATGGACTTGGTGTACGCGTCAATCGCGTTACGGCCCTTCTCAGCGCTGGCGGCATTGGTCGCCAGCAGATAGCTGAAGCTGTCGGTGATGTCCAACACCTGGCTGGTTTCATACCCCATGGAGCGCAGCGCATCCCCGGTCTGTATGTACAGCTCCTGCTGCTCCGATAGCGAGCGGTAGGTGATGTTGGCCGATTCCAGCAGGCGCTTTTGCACCAGCTCGTATTCCTCGGTGCTGCCCGTGGCCATGCGGATGCGTTCGGCCATCTGGCCATAGGCATCGGCTACCTCAATGGCATTCTTGGCAAAGCCGACAATTTCCCTGGCGGCAAACAGGCCTGCCAGCGTCTTGCCCAGTTGCGAAAGCGTGCCTTCCAGGCCCGTCGTTTGCGTGGACGTGTCGTCAAGGGCTTTGCCTAGCCCGTGTGCTTCTCCCGCCGCGCCCTTCGCGGCTTGCTCCATGGAGTCAAGGCCATTGCCCGCATCCGTGGATGCCGCTCCCAGGCCTCGGGCGTGTTCTTCAACCTTGCCCAGATCCTGCGCAAGCTCACCCACTCCCTCGCGATTGACGCGGACTGTGAAGTCGATCTTGTTGTCGTTGTCCATGAGAGCAATGTGAGGAAAGAGCCGAAATACAAAGGGCCGCCGCCCCTACTGAAGCGGCAGCGGCCCGGGTGCCTGATCGCGCGATCAGCTCATGCGAGTGCGGTAGTACTTGCTGATGCCCGCTCCCGTCTTGGTGGGGTCCTGCAGCACAGTGCCCTCGACATCCAGGGAGCCGAAGCCGCTGTTGATGAGCGTCAGTGCCTGCGTCACACCCTGGCTGCAGCGCCAGATGTCCACGATCACGGGCTTGCCGCTGTCCGCTTCGTTAAGCCCCCCAAAAATCAGCTGCAGTTCGGGTGCCTTCGTTGTCAGCGCTTCGATGGCGGCATAGGCGCCATAGCTGTAGCTCACCCACAGCTTGTCGGCTGCAGTGATGCCTGGTGCGCCGTCAAGCAGCACGATGCCCTCAGGCTTGATCAGGTAGTTGCCCGCCATGTCGACAGGCGTTGCACTCAGGGCGTCCGCACCTTTCTTCACCGTCACCGCCGTGGGGTCGATATGAGCCAGGGGCAGCAGCACGCCCAGCCCGCTGACCGTGAAGGGCTCGTCGGTCACGGTACCGGACTCGACACCTGCCACCGTGCCCAGCGTGGCGCGCGCCAGGTTCACCACGTTCAGGTCTGCCAGCTTCATGGTCACCTTCACCTCGGTGACGCGGCGCACCTCGGCGTGCGTGCCGCCGCCCAACTGCGTCATGTCGTCCTGGCGCTGCACATCCTCGGTGTGCTCCAGGCCCAGCTCCAGCACGTTGCCAATGGGCGCGGGGGCGCTGCTGCTGCTATAGGGCTTGGCGTACACCTGGCCCACCGTCATGGAGGGCTTGTAGACCTTCTTGAGAACTTCGACAGCCATGTTCAGGCTCCTTTGAAATAGTCAGCACTGTGAAAAACCGTCTCGACCAGAAAGGCGAGCGGCAGATAGAGATAGCCGGCCTGGCTGTAGCCAGCGCCAGGTGCTGGCGCCAGGCGCATAGGCCCGTTCACGTTCGGTGGCCTAAAGCCCATCACTGCGGCCCCAGCGCGTGCAGCAAGCTCGCCTGCCTCGCCCCGTGCGTCGGCCCCGCTCTTGAGGCCACGCACATTGCGCACAGCTGACACGATCAGCCACTCATGGTCCAGGCGGGAAGCCCGCCCATCGCTGCGCGTGTCCAGCACCCGAAAGCCGTTCCAGACCACATGCACCGCGGGCACAGGCTGCGCCTCTTCCTTGGTGGCATTCAGGTCTGCGGCTGTCAGCACGTGCACTCCCGGCAGCATTGCCTTGAGCCTTGCCACGATGTGCGGCTCGGGCTCCAGGAAGTTGTTGGGGTGCACCGCGGCTGGTGTGGTGGCCATGTCAGTACGCCCTCCAGTCAAACGTGCTGCCAGGTGCACGGATAGCCATGCGCCCCGGCGGCTGCGCCACGTCGGTGTCGCCACCGCCCAGGCTCACGACACCCTTGGCCAGGTCTACCAAGTACTGGTCGGCCCAGGCGGCGCCACGGCGCAGCTCCTCGGGCACCGAGGTGCCGTACAGGCGCTTGAGCGCAATGGCTGCCACTGCACCGGGCAGGCTGCTGCCCTGCACAAGGTCGGCAGGTAGCGGCATGCGAGCGCGGTAGCGCGGGAACAGGTACGTGTCGGCATGACGGCTGGCGCGCTCCAGCGCGTCCTGCAGACGCCCCAGAGCGGCCGTGGCCACGGCGATCGCATCGGCCGTCCACGCGCTCACGTCGCCAGCCGTGGCCACCAGGCGCAGGAGCTCGGCATCGAGCACGGCCTCAGGCGCGGAGCGCTGGGCCAGCTCGATCCAGCCACCCGTTGCGGCGTTGACCAGATCGGTGATGGAGGCGTAGGACGAACCGATGGCCATGGCGATCAGCGCAGGATGCGGATGAACTCGCCAGCAGCCGTGGCGGCATCGCGGGCGCGGCCAGCGGCCACACCGGTGGTCTTGGCCACGGCGCGGCCGTCGGCATCAGCCTCCACCTCGGCCCCGGCTGTGATGGCACCACCGGCCTCGACCAGGATGGAGCCCTGCGCGTCCACGCCGGCCTGCTCGCCCGCGTCATAGTCGGCATTGGCCACTCCCAGTGTGGCGGTGCCAGCGGTGCCGGCGGCGAACTTTGCGCCAGCGAAGGTCACGAAACGCTTCTTTGCCAGGCCACCCGTTGCGGCCTGGACGGAGAGCGTGAGAACGAGATGTTCGGTCTTCATCGGTGCTTACTCCTTGTGAATCAGTGGGGCCGGGATCACCAGGCCGTCGAGGCGGCGGGCCTCGGCGTCTGTGAGCGAAATCGCGGCGCCCACGTCGTAGAACTTGCCGTTGTGGCGAATCGGTACCGAGCCCACCTGGTAGGTGCCGATGGCCTGGTCGACGTCGTTGACGGGCGGTGCCGCTGTGGTCGCATCAGCACCCGCCAGGTCTGCGGCATGCGCGGCATCGGCCGCGGTGGTGGAGGCCACCGCATCGACCGACTCGCTCTGCGGCGTCTGCTGTGGCGCCAGATCGGCGGGGGCGGCAGCCGTTTCAGGGTGCGCTGCGGGGGTAGATTTCTTCGTGGCCATGATCAAGACACCGCGTTGCTAACCAGGTAGCCCGCGCCGGCACCCAGGATGTAGGGCTTGAAGATGTCCGTGTTGCGGACGATCTCCAGCTTGCCGTCTTCGGTGCGCGTATCCACCACCGGACTGCCCTTGCGCAGCGTGTAGCCGAACGAGGGTTCGTAGGCCGAGCGCACGGGTGCATTTCCCGCCTGGGCGGGCGCGCCAGCCGGCACGTAGCCAAACACCATGGTCTTGCCCCACAGGTCGGCCTGCACGCCCGCATCGGTCTGGTACACGGCGCGGCCCACGTAGATGTTTTCGATCTCGAAGATCTCGCGCAGATCGGCGATCTGCACCAGGCGTGGGCGCGTGTCGCTCAAGATGGCCTTGAGCTTGGGGTGGCGCTTCAACGCCCGCCACACGGCATAGCCGAGCACCAGGGTGTTGGGCTCCTTGACCACTGAGGAGCGCACGGCGGCCTTGGCGGTATCCACCACACCCTCGGGGTCGCTGGCGTCGTTGTCAAAAAGATCGGTACCCGACAGGGCCACCTTGTTTGCGGCGCCATAGTTGTTGGCGTCCTGCACCAGGTCGGCCACCATCTTCTCGTGGCGCAGGCGGATGCCCTCGGTCACACGCCAGGTGGCATGCGCCTGCAGCGGGAAAGCGGCCTCGGCGTCCTCGCGGTAGTCGATGGGGTATTCCAGATCGTGCTCATCGAGCGCGACGGTCACGCTGTCGATGTCTTCGGGCACGATGCGGTTGCTCTTCGCACGCAACGCGCGCTCAGTGTTGTAGATGGTGAAAGCGTCTTTCCCGAATTTCGGGATCTTCACGCCCTCCTTATCCACGCCCACGAACGGCAGCAGTCGATCGCCCACGAACTCATCGTTGCTGTAACCAGTGGCCAGCGTGGACAGGACCGGGTCCACCACGCGCAGTTTGCTCAAACGTCCCATGTTGATGTGCTCCTTGCAATCAGGGGTTGGGGATTACTTGATGACGGCGGCCGCGGCCTGCGCGTACGGCACGCCGTGTTTCTTGGCATAAGCCAACGCCTTGTTGTGCTGCGCCAGGCGGTCCGGGTCGGCTTCGGAAAAGGCCGCGCCTTCGTCGCCAGCGTCGGCACCATCAGCGCCAGCGGCCGCACGCCCGCGCGTCGCGTGCTCGCCAAACTCCACCGCGGGCGGCAGCGCCTGAATAAACTCGCGGAACACCTGGTGCATGGGCTTCTTGGCATCGCCCTCGCCGAACTCCACATCGTGCGTGGCCTGCAGCTGCGCGCCGATGGCCGCCACCTGATCCTTCATGGCGGCAGGGATACGCGCCTGGGTGGCCATGCTCTCGGCGAAGGCCACGTTGTCCTGGCGGATGGCCTCTGCCAGACGCGCCTGTTCGGAGCGGCGCAGCTCCTCGTTTTGCCGCTGCAGGGCGGCGTTCTGTTCGCGCAATTGCGCGGCTTCCTGATCGGTCACTGCGGACTCCTGTGGTGGTTGAGTGGTGGATGAAGCGGAGCTCTCGGCGAAGGCGGGGCCGGAACTGGCGGCTGTATCCGCGCGATCACGCCGCGCGTTGATTTCTTCCTGAGCGCCCAGCTCCAGGGCGCGCACGTCGTAGTTGGGCAGCACCTTGTCAGCCTCTTCCAGGCCGAACTTGGCGACCATCCAATCGCGCATCTGCCGCCAGAGGTTTGCGGATGTCATGGCATCCCATTCACCAAAGGCCACACCCTCCTGAAAGCACACGCAGCCGTCGTCATCAGCGCCGGCGAACTCGGGTGCGTCCAGCCCCTTCACGGCGGGCGACTGCGCGCCCAGGAAGCCGATGTGGCGCAGGTACCAGACGCCGGGCGTGGGGTTGTTTGGGTCTGTGGGGCGGTAGAACTTGGCGCTCACGGTGCCGTAGGCGCCGCTGCGCACGGCCTCTGCAAACTCGGGGTCCACCTTGTCAGTTGTGGCATACAGGCCGCGTTCAGTGGCGGTGAGCGACTTGGCCCAGCCCTTGGCGGGGTCGTCCGTTTTCGGGTGGCCTACAACCAGCGGTGCCTTGGAAACCTTCGGGTCGTATGCCTGCGCGATGGCCTGCAGATCGGCCTCGCTGAACTCTATGGATTCACCATGCATGGTGGTCCAGCGGCCAGGCTTGAAGATGTGAAGCGGCTTGGGTGTAGAGGCGGCTTGAGGCATGGGCGCTACTCTCGCGCGCACCCTGCGCTTTCCTTAAATGCCGCGCTCCACATATTCACGAACAAAAAAGCCCCGTCGCGGCGGCGATCGGGGCCTTTGAAGGGGCGGCGCGTTGGCGGGCTAGTCCAGCGCCAGAGACCCCTGGCGCAGTGCCATCTGTTCACGGCGCCAGGCGCGCTCAATGTTGCGCACGCGGCTCGCGGTGATGCCGCAGGCGTCGGCCACGTCTTTATACGGCAGGCCGGCTGCGAGCATCTCGATCACGCGGCGCGTGCGGGCGCTGCTCATCATGTCAGCGCCCACGGGAATATACGGCTGCGTGCCGCCCAGGTCCTGGGCCAGGCCCATGGTGAGGGCCACGGCCAACCTGGCGATCGCCGCCGTGTCGGTGGTCTCCGATTCAGGCGCCGACAGCAGCGTGAGGTAGTGGCTGGTGGCCAGGTCGCGCCAGGTGTCTGACCAGGCCGGCGTCATCAGCGCCTCAAGGGGCGCAAGCTGCTCGGCCGTGAGCTCGGCCAGGTCCAGGCGATCGAACATCTCAAGCATGGTGGTCTCCTCGGGTCTGCCAGGCCTTCAGGGCTTCGATGCAGGTGTCCAGCTGCGCGGGGGTGCAAAAGCGCAGCGCCGTCACGTGCACAGTGCGCTCCACCCACGCATCCAACGCGGCGCGGCCGGGGTTGTTGACCAGGCCGTCGCGGTGCAACTGGTGCCACAGCGCCCACACCTTGCGCTCCTTCGGGCTCGCGGCAGATTTGGCCTTGGCGAACTGCTCGCCCGTGAGCGGGCGGCGGCGCGTGGGTTGCGCCAGGCCCAGGCGCTCTGCCAGGCCCTGCATGTGTTCGCGCACCTGGCGCCGCTCGGCCTGGTTCATGGCCTTGCTGCTGGATTTGCCCGTCAGGTTAAGCAGCAGTGCGCGGTAGTCGTCATCCTGCAGGGCCAGCTTGCCCTTGAGCACGTGGATGGCGGCGACGTGGTTGGTGGTCACGGCTGGGGGCCTCCCATGAATTGCGCGGTGGTCAGCAACGGCGCGAGGCCATCGCTGATGTGCGGCAGCTTGCTAGGCGCCGTCTGACGTTTGGGGCTCTGCGCAAGCCACTCCCGATAGCAGGCCTTACAGCGGTAGTACAGGCCGTCCTTGCTGTTGGGATCGGAGTAGAAGAACTCCAGATCGGCTGGCCACGACTCATCGCAGCCATTGCAGTGCTTTTCCGCTTCGACCATGTCCTACCCCCGCAGCAGCGGACCGAGCCACCAGTTCCACAGGCCCAGCAAGCTGCAGGCCAGGAACACCCACTGTTGTGCGTGCAGGGGCCACTGGCGTTGCCAGGCGCTGGCGATCAGCCACGCCACGTTGCTGACCAGGAAGGCGCCGAAGCCCCAGCCCGGCAATGCGGGCATGGCCAGCAGCAGCGCGCCCAGCACCCCGAAGATGGAGCCCAGGATGGACACCGCCAGCACTTCCTGGCGCGCGGGCGTTTGGAGGGCCTGGGCGCCGCAGGAGCGGCAACCCCCTGCGTTTTGCGTTTGGGACGTTTTGGGACGGGTTTCCATGGCTTCGCGGAGCGTCATGCTGCACCTCTGGCGCTTGCTTCACCTCCCAGAGCTTTGACCAGGTCGGGGATCAGCTTGGACAGCTCCCCCGTGGCGATCGCCACGTCGGCATCGAAGCCGCCATCGTCCTGCGCCTCGCCCTCGAACACCGTGTCCAGGAACGCCACCTTCTTGAGCTGAAGCCCCTCGGTCAGCACGAAGCTCACGCGGTCGTCCCAGCTCATGGCGAGCTTGGTGGGCAGCTTTCCGGCCTGGATGTGCTCCTGCACTTCGGCAATGTCCAGCGGGTGCCGGCCGTAGCGCACCACGGCCTTGGTCTCGTCGGGCGCCTTCAGCTCGCACTCGCGGTCGATGGAAAAGCCCGCCGGCGGCTCCTGCTCCTTGAGCCACAGCGCCATCGCCGCCTGGGGGCTGGTCTGCGTGTCCAGCAGCGCCAGCGACAGGCCGGGCAGGTGCTCCACCAGCAGGCTCACCACCTCGTCAGCACGGCCCTGGGCGCCGGTATCCAGCACCAGCAGGCGCGCCTGCGGGTCGATCCACACCCAGGTGCCGCCCTGCTTGGTGAAGGCCATGGGCAGCAGGTCCAGCTTGGCCTCTTCCTTGAGCTCCTTGGTTTCCTTCTTGCCGGGCTTGCGGCCGGTTTCCTGCTCGATGCGCGCGGCCTTTTCCTTCACCTTGCGCGCCAGCACGGTGGCCGGGAGCATCTTGGCTTCCCATTGGAAGCGCAGCATCCAGTGGCCGCCCACGCTCTCGGCCAGCAGCCCGTGGGCCTCGCCGCGCGGGGGCACCCAGCCGCTGGACTTTTCCTGCGTGGCGCTGCATTCCTGGAAGGGTGCCTTGGCCAGCGCTTCTTCCAGCTGGCTCCATTCCATCTGCCATTGCGGCGCGATGCTGTAGATGATGGCATTCTTGATCATCGAACTTCCTCCCTATGCCCCTTGAGCTCGTGCTTGTCACAGATGGCCATGGCAGAGACCTTGAATCCGCCCTTGGTGCATTCCCACCCTGCGCGGTCGTAGGGCGGCATACGGTCCACATAGGCCTGCTGGCCGTGCTTGCAGTTGCGGCACGCGGGACGTGCGCTGGCGTTGCGAAAGGCCATAGCGGCCTGGCGTGACTGGATGCTCCCCATGGCCTACGCCTCGCCTTCCTGTGCCGCGCCCTTGAGCAGCGCGTCCACCAGCTTGTCCACCTCGCTGTCCACGGGCTTGATGACCACCGTGTCGCCCGCGTCCTCGATCGTCACGCCGATCTTCTTGAGCTCGGCGGCGGTGAGCTGCGCCAGCGCTTCCTTCACCGGGGCCTCCTTGGTGCGGATCAGCACGTCGGCCTGTTCGGGCAGGTGCTTCTTGATGCGGGCCACCACAGCGTCGGCGTCATCGAATGAGATGGCGCCTTTGCCCTTTTGGTAGCCGAGCTTGACGCCCGCCAGCACCTGCGTCTTAGGCTTCATGAAGCACTCAGGGTGGGCTTCGACCAGGGCGCGCAGCGCGTCCTCAGCCTCGGCAGCGCGGGTCACTGCGCGGCGGATGTCGGCCAGGTGGTCGCGGCGCAGCGCGGCGATGCCGTCATTGAGCGCAGTGACCTTCTCGGCCAGCAGCGCACGGGCCTTGGCATACACCTCGGCGTGCTTGTTGATGGATTCGATTGCGGTGGGCATTGATGCTCCTATCAATGAACGGTGGAATTCAACCGGCTTCCGGTTGCAGAGGCCTGCATGAGCTCGCCGGCGTAACTGCCGAGTGCGAAGCCAGCGGCACCCAGCGCCTCGGGAGGCAGGTGCATGCAGGTAAAACGGTGGACACGGCAGAGAGCTTCCAGAACCAGGAAGGCGCGTTGTTCTCCGCTCAGTGCCTGGATGATTTGGCGAGCCATGGCGTCGGCCTGGGCCGAGAACTCGGCTTTGCTTAGTTGCTTGTTGGGCATGTCGAGCCTCCTCAGCACCGAAAGCCGCGGCTCTGGATGCGCTTGTGGTCATCTGCACCCGCACGGGCCGCAGGCGCCGGACTGGTGGTCCAGGTGGGCGCGCGCATCACGTCGTACTGCGCGGGTGGCACGGCGCCTGCAAGGCGCGGCGTCGGCTGCACCTTGCCGCGAGGGCGGCCGCGGCCAGGGAGTTGCTGGGTGGTCGGGTTCACGGCTGCTCGCCTTTCTTCGCTTGGATGGCTGCGCGCATGGCGCGTACGGTGGGGGACATGCCGGCAGCTGCCGGTGCGGTGGCGGGCCGTGGCGCGGCCGTGGTGCTGGTGGGAGGCGTAGCGCCGGTCTGCAGCAACTGGCCCACCTGTGTGGGCGCATCGCTGGAGTGCGCGCGGCCTGCTTGGCGCAAGTCGGCTTCGCGCTGGTGTTCGGCCGCGGCCTCGTGCTTGTCGGCCATGCCGCTCAAGATGGCGTAGAGATAGCCGTGGCCCTTCATGGGCAGCTCCAGACGCCCTGCGGTGCGCGCGTCCAGCATCTGGTCTATCGCCTGAGCCCAGGCCGCGAGCGGCGCCGCCCAGTCCCGACCCTTCCAGGTGATGGCCTGGCGCTCCAGGTCGGGTAGCAGCTGCAGGATCAGCTTGATCTTCTTGGCGGCGGTGAGGCGCTGCTTCGGAGGAGTGAACAGCCCCACGTATTGCAGGACTCGGGCGCCAAGGGGGATGCTGACGCTGGCCAAGCGGGCCAGGGCGCGCTGGTCCACCTCGTGGGAGAAGGCCACTGCCAGGTCGAACTCCGCGCCGCAGCTGGGGCAGGACAGGTCGCTCACATCAGGCCTTTCGCATGGAGCCAGCCGCTGGCCACACCCAGAGAGGCTGCGATGGCGAGCAGCAGGGCCACCTCCACCAGCAGCACCAGCCAGCGGGGAACGCGGCCAGCGCGCGGCTGCTGCTCCACCGCGCCTGGCGCGAAGTAAAAGCCACCAGGTGGCAGTTGGTGCGCGTCGTGGCGCGCGTCCTGGTTGCAGGTGCAGCCCACGCCGGGGCGGCCGTGGCACACGCCGAGCTGGTGGCAGGTTCGTTTCGTGGTCATTGCACGCTCCTGATGCAGCGGGCCGAGATGCAGCGCGCCTCCGGCCAATCGGCCAGCGTCTGAATGACGGCCTCGCAGCTGCTGGCGAACAGGCCCGTGATGGACCAGCGCGCCTGCGCTGTTTTGATGGTGATGCGGTAGATGGCCATGGTTCAGCACCCTGCGATGACCTGGGCATCCACCACGGGCCAGCCGGCGCGCGTGGCGGCGTTCATGGCGCGGCAGACCAGGTTGTTGACCACGAGTGGGTAGCACTCGCTGCGCGCGTCCTGCGGCTTGCCGCCGCGGGGGATGTGCACCAGGCGCGTGCGGATGGCGTCGGCCGCGTCGGGGGCCATCACGTCCTCGTACCGCAGGTCAAAGCGGGCGAACTTGTGGCGCAGGTAGCCCTCCAGTTCAGCGTCCAGCGGCTCCAGTTCCACGATCTCGCAGCGCTGGGCCACCTCGCGCACCTCGGCGTTCTGGCTGGACAGGCGGTCGCGCAGCTCGGGTTGGCCGACCAGGGCCACGCCGATCAGGCGGCGCATGCCGTCCTTCAGCTCAATGAAGCGCTTCAGGTGCTTGAGCGTGGCGCCAGGCAGGCAGTGCGCCTCCTCGATCAGCAACAGGTGGCGGCGGCCGGCGCGGTGGCTGGCCTTGAGCAGCTCGTGCACCTGGCGAAAACGCGCCTCAGGGCTGCTCTTGACCTTGAGCTGCGGGTCCAGTGCCGCGGCGATGGATTCGGCGATGTGGCTGGCCTTCAGGGTCTTGCCCTTGGCATCGCTGGCCTCCATGGCCAGCACGTAGGGGCGGATGATCAACACGTCCTTCTTGTCGGCCTTCAAGCGCTCCTCCAGGTCTTCGGCCAGGGTGCTCTTGCCCGCGCCGCTCTCGCCCACCACCGCCAGGAAGCCGTGGTGCTGCGCGCAGTCGTTGAGCGCCGCGCGCACGTAGCGCACGCTGGGCGTCTGGTACACGTCGTCGGGTGTCTGCACATCGTCCTGGAACGGGTTGCGCGGCAGGTTGAAGTGCTTGCGCGCTTCAGGGGACAGGGCTTCGTTTTGCAGTAGCATGGTTTCCTCCTCGGGGGTTTCGGTTGGTTTCGGGACTTCAGGGGCGGCCTCGGTGAGGTGCGAACTCACCGGGGCCAACTTCGTGGTGCTGCTGACCAGCAAGGCCAGCTGCGCGGTCTTGAGCTGCGCGGCCGTCAGGCCCCGCTGCTGCAGATAGGTGGCAATGCGGTCGATGACCTGGCGCGCGCCACGCGCCGGCCACTGCCCATGCGCTACCAGGCGGCTGACGGCCGAGCGCGATAGGCCGGTGGCGCGGCGCAGATCGGACTGGGGCACGCCAAATTCGGAGAACAAGGCTGAGAGGCTCATGCGCCACCCCCTGCCACCACGCGCAGCCCGGCGCGCACCGTGAGGCGCTCCATCAGGGCCTGCAGTTGGTCCTCGGGCACACCATCGGGGTACCAGGCGCGCAACTGGGCGGTTTTCTCGCGATCCATCTCCAGGCCCATGCGGCGCAGCTCGGCCGCGGCCTCGAATCCAGAGAGCACGCGGGCCGGGGCCTTGTGGGTGGCCACGCCGGTCTGCAGCTCGGTGCCGCGGCGCGGCAACATGGCCACGTCGGGCAGGTCCGCGTGGTGCTTGTACGGGTCGAGGGTGCCGCCGAGGGGCAGCGCCTTGGCCTTGCGCGCGGCGGCGGCTTGCTCATCGGTCTGCGCGCCGGTGGCAATGCGTTCCACCAGCTTGCGGTTGGCGTCTGCCGCGGTCTCGGGCAGCGCCTTGTGCTCGCGGCCGATCAACGCGGCGCCTTCGGCAAAGCCGTGCGCATCGCGCAGCACCTCGGGCACTTCGATCAATACCTCGTCGCCCTGTGCGTCACGGTCCAGCACGTAGGCGGTGGCTGGGTTGAAGGGGTTGAAGGTGACGGTGAGCTTCTCGCCCACCATCACGCCCGGTACGTGCTTGACCGACCAAACCCGGCCGTTGAAGCGCACGCACAGTTCGCGGTCCACCTTCGGGGTGGCCGGCTCGTGGGTGAGCAGCTGGCGCGCCAGGTCAGCACCTACCAGGCGCAACTGCTGCTGGGTGATCTCCATCCACTTGGCCCAGCGCGTCAGGCCGTGGCGGCTGTGCACGCGCACGCTGTTGTAGTAGCGCATCCACAAGGCGGCCTGCTCGTTGATCCATGCGATGCTGGGCACGTGCTGGAACTTGAAGCCGCTCTCGAAGTTGGTCTCGACCAGGTTATGGGCGTTTTCCACCTGGCCCTTGGCGCGCGGGTTGCCCGCCTCGTTCACCACGGGCTTGACCTGCAGGCGGCGCAGCAGGGTCTTGAACGCGCCGCCAATGCCGGCGCTGCCCGGGTCCATCATCAGGTGGAACGGTACGCCGTACATCTGCTGGCCGGGGCGCTGGGCAATCGCGGCCAGGAAGGCCTCGGCCATGTTGACGATGGACTCTCCCCCGGCCACGTAGTGCACGAAGATGGCGCCGCTGCAGTGGTCGGTGAGCACGTAGCGCGTGAGTCGCTGGCGCTTGATCTTCTCGAAGTTCTCGGGCTTGTTTTTGTAGAACACCGCCTTGTCCATGTCGGCCACGCCGCCCTCGGGCACATAAAACAATGTGCTGATGGAGGCGTCGATCTGCCAGACGTCGTTGGGGTGCTCGCTGGCCAGGGCCTGCACCGGCTCGGGCTGGCGCAGTTGGTCGGGGTGCAGCCGATAGGTGCGCAGCGCGCGGGCGCAGGCGCTGTCGGACAGCGGCCGGATCTCGCCGGTCGTCGCATCCAGCGTGCAGGCAAAGTGCGGCCGGTTGGCGCGCAGCCGCACCAGCGCCAGCTTGAGCGCATGGATGGCCTTGTCGTTGGCGCGGTAGCCTTCCATGAGCGTGGTGCTCAGCAGCTGCGCATCGGGCAGGCTCAGGGCGGTGGCGCCCGCGTCGGAGCGGCGCTTGCGTTCGGGTTTCACGGTGACCTCCTTGATGCGGCGCATGAGCGTGGCGCGCGACAGACCCAGGTGCTGGCAGGCGGCGGCGTAGACGGCTTCCTTGCCACCGTGGCCAGCCTCCTGGGCGCGGCGAGCCACGTCCAGCAGGGCTTCGATGAGTGCGGGGCTCATGCAGCAGCCTTCAGTTCGCTTGAGCGGCTCCAGCGCCTTGCGCGGCGGCCCAGCGCTGCCACTCAGGCTGGGCGCCGTCTGCCAGGCTGGGCAGGTTGAACTCGTCGCGCAGCAGGGTCAGGTCGGCCATGAGCTGCCCCACCATGCCGGCCATGAAGGTGCTGTTGTCCTCCTGGTGGTTCTGCAGGGCGATCAGCGCTGCGCGCAGCTGACCGCGGATGGCGCCCTGTGCTGCGAGCAGGTGTGTGGTGGCCTCCTGTTGGAGCTTCTCCAGCTCCTCGTCCGGTGGCAGCTTGGCAATGCGCGCCTGAGCGCGTTCGAGCTGGTCGATGCGGGCCTGCTTCTTGGTCATGACGGCCTTGGTGGCGTCATGCTCGGCGCGGGACTCGCGCAGCGCGGCGCGCAACTCTTTCACGCTCATGGTGGCCACGTCGTCGAGGGACAGCTCGCCGGTATGGCCAGTAAGTTCCAGCTCCTCGATCTGCTCGTCGTCAAGGACGAGCATCTCGAACAGCTTGGATTGGTTTCCGATGGCCTTGACCAAATGTTGCGACGTCGCAGCATTTGAGAACTTGGTCGCTGCTTGCATAAACCGGACTGCCACGGACCGCTCCAGACCGAGAACATCAAGGCGAGCGACAAATTGGCCGTGCTCGCAAGCTGATTTCAGTACTGCCAGCCCACGGCCCACCTCCAGGCAGGCCTCCACGCTGCGGCGCATGTTGGCGGCAATGTCGCGCTGGATCAGGTCGGGGTCGGTGGCGTCTGCCGGCAGCTGGTAGCCAAGTTGCTGGGCCACGGCGCGTACGGTGGTCTCGCGCTGGGACAGCGCGAGGGCCTGGGCGCCTTCGTCGGCGCGCATCACCGCCATGGCGCCTGTGAACTTCTCCTGGTCGATGGTCTTGTCATCCACGTCTTGCGCTTCGATCTTCTTGGGTTGGCGTGCCATGGGCTTCTTTCTCAGTCGGGGTTGCGGGTGAATCGGTTGCGGGCTTCATCCACGCGGCGCTGGGCCGTGTCGATGGCGTTGAAGACCTTGATGGCCTGCTGCGGCAGGCGGGGCGTAAGGCGCCAGTGGCCGGTGGATTCGTCACGCTCGGCCAGGCCGGCAGTCCGCAGGTTGTCCAGGTCGCGGGTGATGGCGCTAGCTGGCACGCGCAGCAGCTCGGCAAGCTTGCTGGGCGGGTACCCATGGACCACGTCGCCGAACAGGGCCAGCTGCAGGTGCAAGATGCGCTGCTGCGCGGCGTTGGTGTAGTCGGTGGCGCGGCTCATGCCTGGCTCCCTCACGACTGTTTCGAGCCACGCAGGGCGGCCAGGCGCTGGAACATCAGCAGGTTGGCCGCCTCTACGAAGGCAGCCGCCTCATGGGCCTCCACCACCAAGTCGCCATAGCTGGTGCTGATGGTGAAGCCGCGCTCCATGTCCGGGATCTGTTTGGACAGGGCATAGGTGATGTCAAGTTCGTCCATGGCTCAAAACTCCAGTTCAGGGGTGGCGTACTGCGCCACGTTGTGGTGGTGGTAGGCCACCTGCTCTAGGTGCAGACGCAGGGCGGCCAGGGTGGCTTCGGTGTCGGCCTCCGTGGGTGCTTGGTAGAAGGCGGTGAGCAGTTGCAGGGCGGCGGCGCAGCTGCTGTTCATGTCCAGTAGTTCTGTGCCCTCGGCTTTGCGGCCGGTGGGCATGGGCACCACCAGGCGGCCGGCGCTGGCGGCCAGCCAGTCGCTGATGTAGTGGCAGCCGCAGGCCAGCTCGTAGGCTGGGATCAGGATGGCGGGCATGCGCCCCGTGGCCAGCCACTTGTAGAGCGTGTCGTGGGTGGCACCCATGCGGTCTGCGATGCGCTCCACGCTCAGGTTGTGCTTGGCCTGGGCGTACTCCTTGCACAGGCGCATGGCGTGCACCAGGCTGCTGGCGCGCAGGCGTTTCCAATCTCTGCGGATCATTGGAAGCCCCCTTCGCGGGCGGCGTCCAAACAAATGCCGGCGTGGAAATGCTGAAAGCAGCTTTCAGGGTGGCAAAGTGCAGCCATGTCACACCCCACCCTGGAAGGATGAACATGCAACACCCTCAAGACCTGCCGGATGTGCTGGAGGAACTGCTGGACCAAGTGCGCGAGCTGAATGCAGCGCAGGCGGTGCAGCGTGCGGCGTTTGTGGCACTGGCCCGCCATCTTTCAAAGGCTGGCCATGCAGACCTGCCGCAACTGGCGCGTGATCTGGAGATGCTGGCGCAGACGCAGCCAGAGCCAGCTTGGCAATCCGGGCTCGAAGAGCTGTCAAGGGTGCTATTGCTCGCGCATGCTGGGCCATCAGCACGTCGCTGATGCGCTGGGCCTCGGTGGGCGTCAGCTTCGCGTTACGGCAATTTGTTACATTGGGTGCGGGACACATGAAAATGACCCTCACGCAACCGCGGTGCGGCGGGTTTCCCGCGAGACCTCACCAGCCTTAAGACCCAACGTGACTGCGATGTTGTGCGCATCGCCGCGTAGGCACTTGAGACGGGGATTGACTTCGTCGTCAGCCAGAATGGCGATGACCATGTTGGGCGAGTAGCCGTTCTTCTTGGCCCAGGCCGAGATGGACCAGCCCTTGCGGGCGAACTCGGCACGTACCTGCGCGCGAGATTTCGTCATGGCGGTGCGTCCTATTTGTTGTGCAGCAGTTGGCTCTGTTGCATTGGTTGGTTTGTTGTTGTGCGAATTATGCGGCACGAATGTTCCGCATTGCAATAGGTGATTAGGAATATTTGTGCCTTCTATTGCAGATCGATTGCGAGAGACGAGGGAAACGCTTGGCATGAGCCAACAAGCGCTGGCTGAGCAGTGCGGCGTCACCGCGCGCTCTCAAAGGAACTACGAATCAGGCGAGCGTTTGCCTGACGCGGGTTACTTGGCAGCTCTTCCAGCTGCCGGTGTGGATGTGCTCTACGTCCTCACCGGCGAGCGCAGCGGCGCCCACCCCGCGCATGACGCTGCGGAGCAGGTGTTGCTGGACAGCTACCGCCGCTGCAACGCCCAGGCGCGCCAGCACCTGATCCAGACGGCCGCGCTGCTGGCCGCAGGCATGCCGCCCGCATCCGCCCGTGGGGCAGGCAGCAGCGGTGGCCAATCCGTGGTGGGCGACGACGCGATTCAGATTGGCAGCGTGACGGGCAAGGCGCGTATCAAGAACAGGTGAGGACCAAGGTGTGAGTGAGCTACCGAGGCAGTTGCTGGCCTGGCTGGCCAAGCTGCTGCCGCAACAGAAAGTCGTAGGCGACAACGCAGTGCAGGTAGGCAAGGTCCAGGGCGGGCTGCATATGGACCGAAGCACGCACAGCAGCGCCGTGCACGTGACGCAAGTGACACACCAGCACTTTTATGCAGTCGCAGCGACGCCCTCACAGGCTCCTACCGGCAGCCCTCCTGCTTCGAACGATTGCGGTCGCCTCACCACGCCTGAGCAACGCGATGTGTTCGCACGAATGAAACAACTGCAGCCGCGCACCTACAACAAGGTGGTGGCATTCATGCGCAGCGAGTTCAACACCGGCCTGGTCAACCAGTTGAACAGCCAACAGCTTTACCGCGTGCGCCGATACGTAGAGGCCATCCAACGCAATGAGGAGAGGAACCGAGCATGATCAAGCAAGCCGTTGTTATGTGTGCACTGGCGCTGGCCTTTCCCAGTTGGGCCATTAACAAATGCAAGGGGCCTGATGGCAAGGTCGTGTTTCAGGATGCGCCTTGCATGGGGCAAGGCGAGAAGATCGAAGTACGGCCGGCGTCTGGTCATACGGCCCGCCCTCCGTATCCTGCGTCCTCTGTGCCTACGGTGTCACAAGCACCTGCTCCGTCACCAGCACCTGCAGCGCTTCCGGCGCCAGTTCCAGTCGCCCCGATGAAGTCCGTCCTTGAGTCGCAGGCGGATCAATGCCTTGCATGGTATAGGCCATTGCTGCGTGATCCAGCAAGCGCCTATTACTCCGAGCCCAAGTTTCAAGACAAGCGCGTTCTACGCATGACGCTGCATGCCACGAATGGCTTCGGAGGCGTGGTCACGCGTATGGCTGCATGCGAATTTGACAACGGAAAGCTCAGCGCCGAATGGACAAAGATTCAGGCGAAGCGGCTGGAGTGGAGCGTTAACTAACCGTGCAAGCCATGAATACAGATTTTTTTGGTATGCCTAAGACTCATCCGCAAGCCTCTAATAGTTCCTCTCAGAGCTCCCCGAGAGAAGTCGGCAATAACGCTGCAGGCCGTCTCTTCAATTTCTTCAGCAACTTCAAACGAAGAGCGACCAGCCATGCTGCTATTCGAGACAATTGGCAGGAAGCACTACACATCAACGAAAAGCACAACGATGCACGTGATGAGCATGCGATCGGTCGAGCGCATGACGCCATTAGCCGGGAAATCGACGCAATTGCTTCAGCTGTTCGGGCACATGGGGTGCCTGATTCGTTGACATCGTCACACTTGAACCACCTTCGCGGTGCGCTCAGTCTCAACCTGTTTAATCAGGGAAGAGACCACACGCTGCAATACGTCAACAATGAAGCTTTGCTGACGCTACGGTGGTGCTCTATTGTGCTGCCCGATGAAGATGATGTTGTCTCCTCTGAAGCAATGGATGTTTTGCGGCACCAGATCCGCGAACTAGAAGAGGCGCTTGCGCTGGAGGGAATCCCACCCCATTTTCGTGCGTATGCAGAAGAGGTTCTCCGTGGTTTGGAGAGTGCGCTTTTCTTGTTCCCCATTCAGGGGATAAAGCCTCTGCAGCAAACTGTCAGACAGGCAGTTTCAAACGCTCACTTTGAGGAAGAAAGTCTCAAGGCGGAATTTGAGGAAAATGACAACAAGCCTGAAGTAGAAACTCTCCGGCAAAAAATGGGCAACGCTCTTAAGAGTGCGGCAACGCTCGTTGGGGACGTCGAGAAGCTCAGTAAGGGCTATGGCTACCTCCTCGGAAAGGCGCATGAGGCTGGCGTCTATATCGCTAACGGAATATCTCAGTCATCGGTTTGAAGCCCCATCTTCAAACAATGTCGCGCGACATTTATCGCTGATCGCGCGCGCACGGCATCCTGCCGTGCATGACTTCCCCTCACGTCCGCACAGGGCACCCCAGCGCAGAGGTGCCCCATGGATAACCGCATTGCCATAGCGGCTCTGGCGCTATCCGCCACCGGGCTGGTCTATATCGCCCAGCGCGAGGGCTACAGCGATCGCGCATACCCCGACCCCGTGCATGGCGCCAAGGTGCCCACGGTGGGCTTCGGCTCCACGGCCGGCGTGAAGATGGGCGACAGCACCACGCCCGTGCGCGCGCTGGTGCGATTGCGCGCCGACGCGAACGAATACGAGGTGGCCTTGAAGCGCTGCCTGGCTGTCCCGCTGCACCAGCGCGAATGGGACGCCTATGTAGGCCTGGCCTACAACGTAGGCGCACCCACGGTGTGCAAGAACAACGACCGCACCGGCCCCAGCACGCTGGTGCAACGCCTGCAGGCCGGTGACTACCCCGGCGCCTGTGACGCAATCTTGCTCTACGACCGTGCCGGCCCCGTGCGCCAGCCGCGGGACCGCTGCAGCCACCCCGACAACCGCACCTGCAGGGGCGTGTGGACCGATCGCAAGCACCTGCGTGCCATGTGCCTGGGTGAACCCCTGGAGGCCACGCCATGAGTCTGCGCGTCATAGCTGCCGCGGTACTGACCCTGGCCGTAGTGCTGGGCGTGCGCGCTTGGAACGCGCACCTGATAGCCCTCGGCGATACCCAGGGTGCTGAGCGCGTACGCCAGGAGTGGCACCTGGCTGAGACCGAGCGACGCGCCAAAGAAAAGGAAGCCGAGGCCGAAGCCGGGCGGCGCCGCGCCCTGGCCGAGACCCTTGCTCGGGAGGATGAGCAGGCCAAGCAGATTCAAACCGAAAGGATCGCCCATGAACAAGCACAACGTGAGGGCGCTCTGCGCGCTGCTCTTGGCCGCGCTGACGCTCGCAACCGCAGCCTGCTCGACACCATCGCCGAGCTCAACGCGCAACTCGCCCCTGGTGGCAATGACATGCCCAGCGCCAGCCAGAGTGCCGACACCGCCGCCCTCGTTGATGCAGCCCGCACCGCCCGCGAGCTTCTTGGAAGCTGCAGCCGCAGATATGCAGCAGTGGCAGCAGAGGCTGACCGACTCGGCACCCAAGTGAGCGGGTTGCAGGACTTCTTGCGCACCGTTGTTCCCAACGCCCAGGAGCCCCTTTCTCATGATCTTTGAACTGACGATGACCAACGTCATCACGGTGGCCGCCTTGTTCATTGCGGCGCTATGGGCACTGCTGAAGGTGATCAGCCACCAGGGCGAGAAGCGCATCAGCGAGCGCTTCGACGCGCTGGGCAAGGTGATGGCAGACATCGCCAAAACGCAGGACCGCAACGCCTCGGCCACGCTGGAGCTGGAGAGGGAGTTCCGCAAGCACCAGGCCGACATGGCGCGTGAGTACCTGCGGCGCGACGACTTCGTGCGGCACGTGGGAATCATCGAGACGCGCATCGACAACTTCGCGCTGCGCATGGAGCGGAGCCTGGATCAGTTGGGAGTGAAGAAGTAATGATCGATATCGCCAAAATCCGCCGCGAGGACATTCGCTGGCACCTGCTGCAGGCCATCAATTTGAGCCGCCCCGTGGGCATCTACACGGAGCCGCTGCTGGTGATCGTGCGCTCGGTGTACCCCGATGCGACCCACCAGGAGGTGCGCCTGAACCTGGACTATCTGGAGGAGCGCGAGATGGTGCGCATCACCAAGGACGCCATGGACCGCTGGATGGTGGATCTGACCCGCACGGGCATCGACTTCGTGGAGTACACGATCGACGCGCAGCCCGGCGTGGCGCGCCCCAAGATCACGCAGGTGTAAGCCATGCCTCGTCGCAGCAAAGTGCATGAGCTGCCGCCCGAGCTGAAGGAGTGGCTGGACGCCGAGCTGGTGAAGCGCGGCTTTGGCGACTATGTGCAGCTGGCGCAAGACCTGAAGAAGCGCGGTGCCGATATCTCCAAGTCAGCACTGCAGCGCTATGGCTCACCCTTTGAGCAGCGCATGGCCCAGCTGAAGATGGCCAGCGAACAGGCCCGTGCCCTGGTGGACGCCGCACCGGACGAGGAGGACAAGCTGGGCGCTGCCGTGGTGCGCATGACGCAGGAGAAGATTTTCAGCCTGCTGATGGAGTTGGATATCAACGCCGAGGACGTGGACGTGAACAAGCTGTTCAAGAACGCGGCCGAGATCGGCAAGGCCAGCGTGACGCAGAAGCGCTTCAGCATGGAGGCTCGCGCGGCCATCGAGGCCGAGGCGCGGCGCAAGGCGTTGGAAGATGCCAGTGCCACCGCAGCGGCTACCGCGAAGCAGCAAGGCCTGTCGGCGGAGGGCGTCGGTGCGCTGCGCGCCGCCATCATGGGGCAGCTCTGATGCAGCACACCGCCGTCGCCCAGGCCGCGCGCATCCTGATGCAGTACCAGGTGGACTGGATCGCAGATCAGTCCCCGGTGAAGATCATCGAGAAGTCGCGCCGTATCGGTATCAGCTATGCCGAGGCGGCCGACGATGTGCTGTACGCCGCCAGCGCTCAGGGAGCCAACGTCTATTACATCTCCTACAACAAGGACATGACGGCGGGCTTCATCAGCGACTGCGCCACATGGGCGAAGGCATTCAACGCGGCAGCCGGGCAGATCGAGGAGTCGGTGATCGAAGAAGAGGACAAGCAAATCCTCACCTACACGATCAAGTTCGACAGCGGGCACATGATCCAGGCCTTCACCAGCAACCCGCGCAACTTGCGCAGCAAGGGGCGACCCGGCGAGCGGCTGGTGATCGACGAAGCCGCCTTCGTGGACGACATCAAGGAACTGCTGAAGGCGGCCATGGCCATGACCATGTGGGGCGGCCAGATCCGCATCATCAGCACGCACGACGGGGCGGACAACCCGTTCAACGAGCTGATCAACGACGTGCGCGCCGGCCGCTACGACTACAGCCTGCACCGAGTGACGCTCGACGATGCACTGCGCGATGGCCTGTACCGCAAGATCTGCACGGTTACTGGCCGCGTGTGGTCGCTCGAGGCCGAGGCGGCCTGGCGCAAGGCGACGATCGACCGCTATCGTCCAAACGAGGACGAGGAGCTGTTCTGTATTCCAGCCCAGGGCGGCGGCGCCTGGCTCACACGCGCGCTGGTGGAAAGCCGCATGCGCGAATGGCCGGTGATCCGCTTCAACGGTACGCAGGAGTTCAACAACGCCACGCCGGATCTGCGCAAGCGAATCATGGGGGACTGGATCGGCGACGTGCTGCAGCCGCTGCTCAAGTTCGAGCCTGGACTTCGTCACGCATTGGGCATGGATTTCGCGCGCACCGGAGACCTGTCGTCTATCGCTCCGAACGAGATCGAGACGAACCTGCACCAGCGCATCCCCTTCATCGCCGAGATGAAGAACGTGCCCTACAACCAGCAGCTGCAGGTGCTGTTTGCGATCGGCGATGCACTGCCGCGCAAGTGTGGCATGGTGATCGACAGCCGAGGCAACGGCAGCTATGTGGGCGAGGCGGCGCACGACAAGTACGGATCGGTGGTGCAGCGGCTAATGCCTACCGAGGGCTGGTACCGCGACAACATGCCGCCCTACAAAGCGGCGCTGGAGGACGGAACCATCCTGGTGCCCAAGCACGATGGCCTGCTGCAGGGCCACCGCGCCATTCGCCTGATCCGCGGCGTGCCCCGCATGCCCGAATCTACCGACAAGGAAATCGGCCACGGTGACAGCACGATGGCCTGCATCTATTCGCACGCCGCGGCCCGCATGGATTGGGGGCCAGTGCACGTCGCCAGCCGCCCGCGCGCGAGTCGCCTGGACATCTCCCTGGAAGGCTATTGAATGACCCGCGGAATCTACGTTTCCCCCACCGAGTTCGTCTCGTTCGCCGAGACGAAGAAGCCCCATGCGCCCTTGGTCGATGAGATCGCCACGCGCGCCCGCTCGGGCGACCTGTTTGGCTTGGGCTTCATGCTGCCCAACCCTGACCCAATCCTGAAAAAGCAGGGTAAGGACATTCGCGTGTACCGCGATCTGCGCAGCGATGCGCACGTGGGCGGCTGCATCCGTCGGCGCAAGGCGGCGGTGAAGTCACTGGAGCGGCGCGTGCTGCGCGACAAGGCCAGCGCGCGCGCCACGCGCCTGGCCAGCGACATTTTCAGCGGCCTGGACATGGACCGCCTGTGCAATGAGATTCTGGACGCCGTGCTGTTCGGCTGGCAACCGCTGGAGCTGGAGTGGGGCTGGACGGGCGGTGCGCTGGCGCCGCTGCAGGTGGTGGGCAAACCGGGCGAGTGGTTCATGTTCGACCAGGAGGCACAGCTGCGCTTCAAGAGCCGTGCGCAACCGTTGACCGGGGAGGAGCTGCCGATCCGCAAATTTCTGCTGGCCAGGCAGGAGCCGAGCTATGCCAACCCCTACGGGTTCGCAGATCTGTCCATGTGCTTCTGGCCCACGGTGTTCAAGCGTGGCGGGCTGAAGTTCTGGGTGACCTTCACCGAGAAGTACGGCACGCCCTGGCTGGTGGCCAAAACGCCGCGTGGCACACCGCAGCACCAGAACGATGAGCTGCTGGACAAGCTGGAGTCGATGATCCAGGACGCGGTGGCGGTGATTCCAGACGATGCCAGCGTGGACACGCTGGAGGCCAGCGACCGCAGTGCGAGCGCGGAGATGTACAAGGAACTGCTGATGTTCTGCCGCTCGGAGGTAGCGATCGCGCTGCTGGGGCAGAACCAGAGCACCGAGGCCAGCAGCACCCATGCCAGCGCTACGGCCGGTTTGGAAGTGGCCAGGGAGATCCGCGACGGCGACGCGCGCATGGTGGAGGCTACGCTGAACCAACTGCTGCGCTGGGTGGTGGATGTGAACGAAGGCACGGACGCCCCCGCGCCCAAGGTGGAGTTGTACGAGGAGGAGCAGGTCAACAAGGAACAGGCCGACCGGGACGAATCGCTCACGCGCTCGGGCGTCAGGCTCACGCGGCGCTACTGGATGCGCGCCTACAAGCTGGAGGAAGGCGACATCGAGGAGGCGCCTGCGCCGGCCGCCGCCCCCGTGGAGTTTGCCGATAGCCCAGGCGCTAACCAGGCTGCGGGTGTACAGCAGCTGGGCGATGGAGCCGCACCGATAGTGGACGCATGGGTGGACCAGGTGCGCAGCCTGGTGCAGTCGCACACCGACCTGCAGGCCCTGCAGGACGCTTTGCTGGATGCATATAGCGAGTTGCCCACCGAGCAGCTGACGGAGTTGATGGCCATGGCGTTCGAGCTGGCCCACCTGCAGGGACGCGACCAGGCCGATCAGGAGGCGCGTCGTGGCTGATGCCGACGTGATCAACGGTGCGCGGCAGCAGTTTGCCGAGCAGATCGCGTTCTTCAGGAACAAGCTGAATCTGCCCAGCGAGACCTGGCGCGATATTCAGCGTGCGGCGCACGATCGCGCCTTCATGGTGGCAGGTGTCATGAAGGCCGATCTGCTGGCTGACCTGCGCCGCGCCGTTGACGAGGCCGTGCAGGGTGGCTCCATCGGCGAGTTTCGCAAGCATTTTGCGGATATCGTGGCCAAGCACGGCTGGACCGGCTGGACTGGCGAGGGCAGCGCGGCCGGCGAGGCGTGGCGCACGCGGGTGATTTACCAGACCAACATGACCACGGCCTATGCGGCCGGGCGCCGCGCCCAGCTGCTGGACCCGGACTTGCTGCAGCGGCGCCCGTACTGGCGCTATGTGCACAACGACAGCGTCACCCACCCGCGACCGCACCACAAGCAGTGGGGCGACATGCGGCTGACGCTGCGCCACGATCATCCCTTCTGGGAGACCCACTTTCCGCCGAATGGCTGGGGGTGCAAGTGCCGCGTAGTGGCGGTGGCCGAGCCCGGGGAGGGCGATGCCAGCGCGCCGCCGGACGGCTGGGATGCCACCGACCCGCGCACCGGCACTGCGGTGGGCCTGGATGCAGGCTGGGACTATGCGCCTGGCGCGCGGGCCGATGACGAGCTGCGCAGCTTTGTTCAGGACAAGCTGGTCGACTATCCGCCGGCGATCAGCAAGGCGCTTTCCGCCGACGTGAACCGCACCATCGACACCGAGACGCTGGTGCCGGACTTCGTGCGTGAAGTACTCGCCAATCGCCAAAAGCGGGAGCCGCTGTGGCTGGGGTTCGCCGAACGTCCCGACTGGATTCAGGATGCGACCGGGGTCAACGCGCAGGGATACACGGTGCTTCTGCCGGCTGATGCGCCACGGCATGCGCTGAGTTCTCACGGTTTTGATGGCTCGGGGCAGCGGCCGGCAGTTCCGCGGGACTATGCGGTGCTGGAGGAGGTGCTGAACGACCCTGACGCATTGCGGGCCGGCGATCGCTCCAAGAAAGGCAACCCCACGTTGGTCGCCACCAAGGCGATTGACGGCGAGACGTTCAGGACGGTGTGGGAGGTGTTATCGGGCAAGCGCAACCGCTCGCTGCAGCTGCTGAGCCTGGTGATCAAAACGCGGGCCCGCCAATGAAAAAGCCTTGTACCCCCGACCATTACGTCCAAGACGAGTCCGGCGTTCACTACCGGGGGCCGATGCTGCACAAGGCTGGACTGATTTTACGCAGGGAGGCGCCATGCCGCAAATCATCGAACTGACCAACCGCAGCGGCCTGGACTACCTGCACGGCTTGGTTAAGCGCGGTCAGAACCTGCAGCCGCTGCTGAGGGAAATCGGCGAGGACCAGGCTGAGGCGACAAAGCAGCGGTTTTCTACCGCCACAGGGCCAGACGGCGAGGCCTGGGCACCCAACAGCGCGGTCACGCTGGCGAACTACGGTGCGCTGTTCGCCCGCAAGAAGGACGGATCGCTCACCAAGCGCAGCGAGCAGAAGCTAGCGAGCAAGAAGCCCGGCACCGGCGAGACCCGCATGCTGGCCACGACGATCAACTACCAGCCGCAGGGCGACGACGCGGTGAGCATAGGCAGCCCCATGGTCTATGCCAGCACCTTCCACTACGGAGCCAAGTCAGGGGAATTCGGCTTTGGCATGTACGCCACCCGCAATGGCAGCTTCCCGATCCCTTGGGGCGACATCCCGGCGCGGCCGTTTCTCGGGCTGTCGGCGGATGACCGGACCAACATCGCTGAGCTGATCCGCAGCTACCTTGCGGGTGAATAG